TCGCAGAAGATCTCCTCCCACTTCTGCCAGAGGTTCTCCGCGGGCGACCAGTGGATGACCGCCTGGAACTTCTTGCCGATCCAGCCGGGCCGGTCCAGCAGATCCTGCAGCAGGCTCTGCTCATTCAGGATGGTCCCCACCACGATGTAGACGCACCCGGGGCGACCCAGCTTGCAGAGCGCCTTGAAGAACCAGTTGGACAGGTTCTGGCGCGAATCCTCGGAGAGCACGTCCTCATCGTTCTCCAGGTCATCCCCGATGACCAGGTCGGGCCGATCCTTGCCGCGGCGGAAACCGCGCAGCGACTGCCCCGACCCTGCCGCGTGCACCTGGACGCCGTTGCGGGTAACGATCTTGCGCGCCCTCCAGGTCGAGCCGGCGCCCGCGATCTCCGGGAAGTCCTGGGCCAGCCGCTCGTTGCACTCCAACTCGATTTTGATGCACTCGATGAACGCCTCGGCCTGCGCAGCGGTGTCCGAGACCTGCAGAATGAAGCGGCGGTACCGGAAGGCGATGCACCATAGCGGCAGCAGCAGGTTCGCCCAGGTACTCTTCGCGTTGCCGCGGGGCGCCGCGTCGGCGGACTTCCCGCTCTCTCCCGCCTCGATCGCCCGAAAGATGAGCTCCGCGAACTTCTTGGCCAGGTACTTATGCAGCCGGCTGGAGGGCCGGTCGAAATAGTGCGGCAGGTAGGTGCGGCCGAAGTACTCCGGGTCCTTCGAGGCTTGCGCCTTCCGGAGCTTCTGGGCCTTCAGGTCGTTGGGAAACGGCTTGGTGCTGGTCTGCACCAGGTCCCGCAGTTCCGCGACCTTCTTGTCCCAAATTTTGGCACGGGCGCTAGGCGGCATACTTCTCCTTGCCGAACTGGATCAGTGCGTCGAAGTTCTCATCGATGGCGAAGGCCAGGTCCGTAGCGTGCTCCCGGGAGAAAACGATCAGGTCCTGGATCACCGCCAGGAACATCTCGCCGCGCTGCCGAGCGATAGCCTCGCTCGCCTCACGCGCCGCCCTGGCGCGCCGGTCCAGGATGGCGTCAAGCTTGGACAGGGTGTCGATATAGGAGCCGGCCTGCAGCGGCGCCTCGGAGATCTTCTCCACAATTTCATCGCGAGCCTGGAGCAGCTGGCCCTCGTAGTTATCCTTGGCAGCCTTTGACTTCTCCCAGGCGCCGCGGGACTTCCAGACATCGAGCGTCTGGCGCGAGACGTCCAAGATCTCCTCGATCGCCGTCAGCGACTTGCCGTCAATGAACATTTGACGCGCCACCGGCTCCAACCGCTCTCTATCGCCCTTGACCGCCATCAGTCGAGTTCCCTCTCCAGCCGGCCGATCTCCCCGTTCGTCACGGCGAGCTCCGTCCAGGACGCCTTCAGTTGGTCCCATTGTTCATCAATCACCGGCACGTCCAGGTCGTCCACCGGAGTGAGCAGCGTGTTGAGCTTGGTCCGGATCGCGTCGGCGCTCCCCTTGATCCTGTTGCGCAGGCGCTCGCGGTTCTGCCGCTGTTCGGCCAATCGGCCCTTCATGGCAGCCCGCTCCAGGTTGAAGCCGCTCATAGTTGTTTCTCCACCTTCGGGTTCTTACGCATGATCGGGCAGAACAGGTTCGCGTCGATCCGGTCCTTCACCTGGGTCATGGTCTGGGTGGAGAGCACGATGATGTCCTGCAGCCCCTCGGCCACCTTCTCATAGCAGATCACCAGCTTTACGTTTTCCTCGTACATCCGGAGTGCCGCGGCGTGGCGCTTTTCCATGCTGCGCGAGATGAGCCCCATGGCGATCCAGGGGCCGAAGGCGATCGCGGCGATGATGGAACCGATCGGCCAGGTACCCACCTTGGACATGATTGCTGCTATTGCCGTCAAGGCGGCGATCTGATCAGGCGTCACGGTTACCTCCAGTAGGCCAAAAGCTCGAAATCTTGCTGGCAGGGGATGCACCTGGTGCACTTAGGCGCCACCTCCCGCCGCTGTTGCGGGATAGGATTCCCGCAGTTGGTGCAGTGAGTGACCCCACCTCCGGCGCCCTGGCGGCGGGCATGCCCCGCCAGTGCGTCGGAGAGGATTTCCTCGTTGATTCTCTGGGCACGATCGGCATCATCGGGCATTGGCCTAGCTCTCCACCGCTGCCGCATCAGCTCCAAGGATCCCGGATCCCGCGGCGGCATTCTGAACACCCACGGTTGCAGTGGTGTCAACCGCGGCCTGGGCAAATGCCAGTGCAGCTGCGGGCGCGGGAGCAGAAGCCAGGGCCGGCGGCGTCACGAAGGAGAGCACCGGAAAGCCAGCCGCCTTGGCATCATCCAGTGCCTTGGTAACGGCCTCCTGGGAGTTAAGATCGGAAGTGGCGATCTTGACCATCTGGCCGCCGATGTTGAAGATGAGGTTTTCAGCCATGGGGAGCAGGGCGAGGATCAACTGCATGGTCGCGGCGTTCATTGTTACCTCCGGGTTGAACTGCTAGGTCGAATGCTTGCTGGCCAGGATGCGAAACGTGCTACGGACTGCCGACCCCGAATTGCTTCCCTACCGTCTGGAAGTCCTGGAAGAGAACCAGGAGCTGCGATTCAGCGGACTGATACTTGGTGAGGGTGTCGGGCGCCGCGCCGACGGCGAAGGCGGCCGTCTCCAGGTCGGATGCCGTGTTGTAGGCGATCTGTGCCTGCAGATACTTCTGCTGGATACCGGCGCAGGTCTGCATATCGATCTTGCCCTGCTGGCACAGGGTGGAGAGCGTTTCCGCCGTCCCTATCACGGCCTGGCGTGCAGAGAGCAAGGTTTTCGCGGAGAGGGACTGAGGGGTGTCCTTCTGGAGTGCGGACTGGATCTGGGCGCAGCCGGTGAAGCTGAGAGCCAGCGCGGCTAAGGAAACGATGGCAAGGAGCTTGATGGCGATGAAGCCACCCTGGCCCTGGACAGCTTGTGCCGCGTTGGCAGCCGCGGCCTGGTTGATGGTGGCCTGGGCAGCGGCGATATCGGCGGCCGTCGGAACGGCTACGGAGGAAACAGCGATGTCTTCAGGTGTCGGCACGGCAGCGGCCGGAGCCGGCGCTTCGGACACGGCAGGCAAAGGAACGTCGGGCAACTGAATCTGCTCAACCTTGGCGAGGAGCTGCTGGAGCAGGTCGTGTTCGGTTGCGGCGGTACCCGCGTCCGGTTTAACGATCAGGGCCTGGTACGCCTTCAAAAAGAAGTCGCCGACCGAATTGAACTTCCAGTTCTTCATCATGGCGCAGATCTCGTTGATTCCACCCCACAAAGGCCCCAGCACGGCAGCGCACACCAGGAGGAGTTGCTGCCAGGGCGAGGCATCGGCAGGCAGAGTCGGCACCGTAAATCCTCCCACCTGGTGGGCCGGGATCATCTCCGCGGCAAAGCAGTAAGCGCAGCAGAGAAGAACGCTGGAGACGAGGAAGAAAAACATCCCGGCAAAAAACAGTTTGGTTCGCGGCATTGGAGGCTCCTTTTATGTGGATTGAATTAATCAGGGTGCTATGACCCTGATCAGGTAGGGAACGCTAGACACTCGCTATGGCGGCCTGGATCTTGTCTGCACTAACGCCATCCCGCTCCAACCAGGATGTCAGAAACTGTTTCTGATCCGGCTCAGCGCGCACCTTGGCCAGCCGGTAGGCGACCGCGTTGTCCATCGCTTTTTCCAGCAGCTGCGCCGGATCGGCAGCGTTGATCGCCGCGATCGTTTTCGGCCCGATGGAGCCGTCCGGAGCCACCCCGGCAGCGGCCTGCATCCACTGCACCCCGCGGGCACCCCCGTTGACGAGGTGGTTGTAAAGCCAGTTGGCCACATCCTGGTTCACGATCTCGCCCAGATGGTTGGCATTCCATTCGCTGATCTGATAGAAATCCAGGACATCCTGCTGCAGCGCGCTGTTAGCGGCTAGCGAGCGGTTCAGGAGCTTAACCCAGAGCTTGTAGGCAGCCGTGCCGTAGGGCGGTTCAGCGCTAACGCTCCGTTTGAAAGCGTCCACCAACTTCCAGCCGGACCAGTTCGGCCAGTTGTTCCTGGAGATCCCTTTGTAGGTCTCCCCTCCGTGGTCCGCGGGGTTATTTGCGTACTCGCCCTCGTCCCCCATGGTCAATCTGTGAGCCACAATAAATTCAGCCATTCGGATCGCTCCTACGTCTCCAGGGGAGGGGCAAAAGCCCCTCCCCCCTCATGTTGGTGCTGCACGATGGCCGACATCGGCCCTGGGTTTTTCTGGTGTATGTGAGTGCCCGGTGGGGCTGGACATCGAAAAAGCCACGCTCTCGAAGGAGGGCACCAAGAGCGGGCAAACGATTAACCTGACAGGTGGGATACTAATGAAAAACGCGCCGGGAGGCGCGTTCATTTGATGCAGTTTGATACTCTATGTAGGGGGTTACAGCATTTGGCGGGTGGTTGTGCGTGTTCAGCCTCTATATCCCCAGATCGACGGGCAAAGTCAAACTTAAGTTATCGGCTCCCCGCGGTGAGGTGCGCCGCACTGCTCCATGCAAGCGACCCCCGTTGCGGTGGATCTGGCGGACCTCATGGAGCGCCGAATTGTCGCCATGCCCAGTCACCCAGGCGCGCCAAGCGTCGGCGCAGAGCTTCTCGATGATGAGAAGCCACTCCCCTACCGAGTGATGATGACCTGGCCACTTCTGCTCCTGGTACTCCCGCTCGCTTTCGATCGCGGCAAAGACTTCTTCTACGAACGCCCCCTTGGGTTGGAATGCCTTCTTGGCGAGCTCCCTTTCCAGCTGAGCTGTCTTTTCAGCTTGGCCAGTCTGGTACTGCATCCATTCGCAGTACATACCTCCCAAGGGAATTGCATTGTCCTCTTGTATCAAGAGGACGCTGGACCTGCTAAAAAGCGACCCATTGCCGTCGAACACCACCAGGTTGACGCAGGTGTCTGACCAAACGGCACAGATCATGGCAGCCAGTTTTCCGCCACTGGCCGCCATTTCATTGTCCTGGCCCCGGCTAGCAGGTGTGTAATGAACGATTCTACCAATTGTAGGCTTGATCATCTCCATCTCCTTTTTAAGTGTTACTCGAATAGCCCCATCTGCATGGGGTCGACAGCATTCATTCGCGTGTAACTGTTATTCCGGGCCAGGAACTCAACCAGCTCCGTGTAGCTCACCCGCCGCTGAGTCCGGAGCGAAAAGGAGTCGAGGCAGTCCGGATGGACCAGGCGCCCGTGCTCATCCTTCTCGACCCTGCCCATCAGCCGCCAAAAGGTGGCCCGGCCGATGCCCAGGATGGCCTGAACCTCCCCGCACCGGTAGCTGCCTCGTACCGGCAGCTCCGCGGCCTGCAGCATCCCTATCAGCTTCTCTTCGGCGAGTTCTTTCTGAGTCATTTCAGTCCAGCCCCTGTTCGGCCTCTTTCAGCATAAAAATCAGTTCGTCATTTGAGACATCGGCCTTTATTGCAACAGCGGCCAATACGATCCGCAGCGCCTTAAGTTTCATCTCCAAGTGCCGCACTTGGTCCATTCTCCCGGGATCAACCGGATGAATGTTGGTGGCCAGCGCCTTGCCGATCGGCGTCCCGTATCCCCAGTCACCCGGTGCGCCGAAAGCCCGCGCCACAGTTTTCCCCTCGACCACATGCGCCAGCACATCCAGCAGATACTTAGCCGTGTCGAGCTCTGCATCAAAGGGCTCACGCGTAGCCTCAGCCACCTCGCTAAGCGTCTTCCCCAATTCCCTTACCGCTTCTGCAAGCCCCTTCGCATCCATGCCTACCTCCAATAGGTTAACCACCAAAGTTTATTCATCGGTCCGATCCGACCGATCCGTCCGAGGCCTTACAGATCTAAAATAATTTCATCTTTTCTTGCAAGCACCGGGCATCCAGCAAAGATATGGTTGCTACGCGTAGCAGGTACCCGAAGCTTCTGAAATTCGTCATAAAGTCCCGCGTATGTGCGCGGCCAGCCACAATAGACCAAAATTCGGTGCATCACCTTGTCAACCAGAGAAAGTTGGGATTCCTTCAGCCTATTCCTAAGCGGAAGCACTTCAATCGGGACCGGCAGGCCTAGCCAATATGTAGCGCAAGCAATATCCAGGTAGATCAATTTCAAGTCAAACGTCTCAGGATAATCTTCAAGCATTACGCAGTACTTCTCTTTCCATTCGATAAAAGGCAGATAGGCATCAGCACTTATTTCATAATCATCGAGGGTCCCGTCTATGATTTCAAAATATTCACACACGATGGCCTACCTCCACTCCATCGGCTTATGAATCCGGATATACTCCGCAACCTCCGAGGAGTACTCCCCCTTGACCCACCAATCAGCCCCGTGCAGCTTCTTCATCCCGTTCTCGAACATCTTCTTCAGCCCCTCGATCGCGAGATAGGCCTCAGCCGAGGTCCGGATCTTGCCGCCCTTGATCCTCATGCGCTTCTCCAGGAAGAGTTCCAGCCCGTTCTCCACTCGCCATGCGATCAGCTGCGCGACCTGGTCGACCTTCTCCAGTTCGCCCCTGGTGGCAAGCCCCACGATCTTCCCGGGCGCGCGGCTGATCGGCGGCCGTGCTGTCCCCTTCGCCGGCGCCGCCTTGGCCGGCCGCGACTTGCCCTTGCTGGGGTCGATCGTGAAGCCCTTCCCCTCCAGCTCCTTGATGTAAACCGTAGCCTGGTTGAAGCTGAGCTTGGTGCAGGACCTCACCCCGAAGCGCTCCTCCAGCCCGGCCCGGTAATCGGCGTCATCGATCCCCAGAGCCCGCACCGCCATTTTGATGACCGTGATCTGCTTGCCGTTGATCGGCAGCTCGGCAAACTTGCGGTAATTGCGTACCGTCATCCTTTGTTCCTCCCATCGGGTAGGGAGGCTCCCCCCCCCCCCTCAAATCCGTCCAACCCAAGCCTAAGCTGCCACCATCCGCTCGAGTCCACCTGATCTCCGTCCCGGTTCATGCGGCGCAGCTGCAGAGAGCATCGAGCTCGTAGCTTTCGAGCGCGGCCTTCAGCCGGTCGAGTTCCACCTGCATCGTGGTAACCGCCTTCAGCGCCTCCTCCGGAGTGCGAACCTTCAGGCCAGCCATCACGGCAGCCATGTAGATGTCGGACTCGGCAAGACGCTCGAAGCGCGGCAACCCGATAATCATCTCAACCTCAGTATCCAAAATGACATTTTTGACATTTTTGTTCATCTCCCCTCCAGGATGGCAGATGCCTGAGCATTTCTCAGGCATCGCGACATAACAAAAAGTACCTCTAATGCAACCTTATCAAGCGCCGGCCGGGCCGCCTCTGCCCTCTGCCCTCTGCCCTCTGCCCTCTGCCCTCTGCCCTCTGCCCTCTGCCGCTTTAGCCGGCACAGGCCGGCACGGTTCCGGTTCAACCTGCACCACATCGGTCCAATCCGACCGATCCGTCCGAGCTATCCTCCGCTTAAAGACCCCATCGTTTTCGCCCTTGCGGCGCTTAACCTTCTTGGGCAGTGGCGTCGCCTGCATCCGCGGCTGAATGCATACCACGCAGCTGACATGCCCACTGGCCCGATTCAGCTCGCACTGCCTCGCCGTGATCCGAGCGGCGAGCAGCTGGCAGGTGAACAGGTGCAGCGCCATGAAGGCAGCGACATCTCCAGCCGGCGCCGGAGTCCGGTCCGGCCTCGGATCCAGGGCGACATAATCATCAACGGCATAATCGTCCCTCATAGCAGACTCCCCTGGGCGGCCGCCGCGGTCTCAACCTCAGTAACCAGGGATTGAGAGATAATCTTGCCCCAGAAGGGGCACACCGGGCACTTGACCGCCTGGTAGTACCCCGCGGTCAAGGTAGTCCCCGATCCGGGAGGATTCTTGTTCGGTTTCTTCCGCACCTGGAACCTACCGTGAGTCGCGCACTCCGCCACGATATCCACGAACAGCTTCGTCTTTGCCGGCTTACCCATTGACCACCGCCCGCCGCGTCAGCAGCCGCTCCGAAAGAGCCCGGGCCTCCTCCACATCGAAGAGCTGGTAGATGGCCGGGGAGGTCCGCTTCACGCATTCCATGCGGAACCCGTTGGCGCGCAACTCGCAGGCAGCCGAACTGATGGCGACCATCCCCGAGCCGCGGATGATCTCCATCGTCGTCCTCTGTTGGCCGTCCAGCATCAGCGCCAGCACAATCTGCAGCCGCTCACTGGTCTCATACTTCGCGAAATGGATAGTGCCAGTTTCCTCGGAGCCCATAATCCCCATCCCTCCCATAGTTCCCATCCAACCCGATTTGACGGTTGAAATAAGGGCCGCGGCGAATGAGCCGCGGCCGATGCTTCACCGGTCAAACTGGTGACTATTTTTTCTTTTCCTTGAAGTACTCCCTGATCTCAGTCTCAACCTTTTCCATCGCCACGAATGCCTGCTCTTGATCTTCCGAATCACCTGCCTTTTGGAAGGCTGCCAATCCGGTCAAGGCCCCCATGAAGAAGATCTTTTCCATTTCTTTGCGGATAGCCTTGCTCCTATCTTTAAGAGCTCTTTTATCGAAATCTGCCCACTGCGCTGCTAGTGTCATGCCGCATCCTCCATCTCTTCCGCAGTAGCCGTCGCGTTGTTAAGCAGCGCGTCCACCAGCTTGTCGATCTCGTTGTCGGTCGGGCTGATCACCACCACCTCTCCCACGTCGCTGACCGTGATGCCGAGCTTCTTCAGGGTCCCGGCCGGGAGGTCCTGGAGCGTCTTTTTTATCGGGGTCTCCTTGGTCTTGATGTAGAGCGACTGTTCCTTGGGCTCCGTAAAGAGCGCCTTGATGCGTTTCAGCACCATCTCCGGAGTGTCCCAGGACAGCTTCCCTTTCCCCTTGGCGAAGCCGATCTTGATCCCCATGATGATCATGGTCTTTGGCTTCACGAAGAGCCCCTTGCTCTCCTCCAGGACGGCCGACAGCGCCTCCTTCTTATTGGCGGTCTCCGCCACCGCCTCCCGGATCCCCGGGAGGTGCTCCTCCTTCAGGATGACGATCTTTTCGTTGAGCAGGTACACCAGGTCGTTCAGATTTTGCCGCGACGCCGCGTATTCCTGCGTTTTTTGCTCTACCAGTGCCAGCGATGCCATGTATGTAGCCTCCTTTTCAGACTGAATCCTGCTATTTCTGGTTTCTCGCCAGCGAGTTACCAGTCAACTTTTGATTCTGCAGTGCTCCCCCGTAATACAGCTTTTCCACCGAAGACGTGGTCCGGTAATCCGAGATTTTCGGAGAGCGGAAAAAATTGGTGAACTTCTTATACCAACGCAGCAATCTGCCAGATCCTCGTTTAGTCATCGCCTTTCTCCTTTCGTCTATGCCCCATGACGGCGGCGAAAATTTCCAAGCACTTCGGGCAGGTCAGATAATCGTGCCCGGCTAGCCCGAACCTGAGACACCCCCAGGCCGGGCCGGCGCCCTTGACTTCTCCCATTTCGTTCACGGCCAGACCCCCTCCTGGAGGAGACGGTTTACCTCCACTTCAATTTCCCCTAGGGCGTCCATGCCGATCGGGAGGTTGCGGAGCGTAATTAACAGATAGTGGGAGACCTTAGCCAGCGTCTGTACCTGGAAGTTCTCAGCGCCGTTCACCGCGGCAAACCCCGTGATGTGGAAGATGATATCTAAAGCTTGGTCGATCTGCCCATCTAAGTAGGCGTTAAGCCCAAGACCTGCCAGGTCGTCATGGCCTTCCGGTTTGAGCAGATCAACCGCGCACATATCATGCATCACTAGCCATTCCTGTATTACGGGAGTGTATTCAGCGAACGTTGCAAGGTCCCTCTTGAACTTCTCGACATCCACCGGCAGTTCGCCAGAAGAGAACACCCGACTGATCAGCGACTTCGACCAACCGGTGGCGGAGGCCAACTCCTGCTGCATGATGCCGCACTGCTTGAAGCACTGCCTGATCCTAAGCATTGATAGCCTCCCTGTCTGCCTGAGCAGCCCCGCCGGTCCTGCTCAACAACACCTCCTTGAGCGCCGATTGTCCGCTCTTGGGTGCGGTGGGGGCCTTGGGTGCCTTGGCGGGAGTGTTCGGGCTCGGCGCCACCATCTGCTTTTCGGCCGCGATCTCCAAGACATCCTCAGCGGTGACCATGTCCCGGTTAGCCGACTTTACGTGGATCAGCACGGTCACCAGGAGTTCCTGCAGCTCCAGGAAGTTGCTTGCCGCGGGGAGTTCCGCGAGAGCGTCAATCGCAGATTCCTCGAAGTGTTTCCCTACGGTGCCTCGAATATAATTGCCGGCCTCTGTAGCCGACAATCCCCGCATATGCACACAGTCAGTGCGCAGCCGAACCTCAGAGAGACCCGGGCGCGCCATCGGGTCGCTCTGACTGATCAGGACCACGGTGAAAAGCTCCTTCTCCCCCATCCACCTCTTTTCGCGTAAAGTTTTAAGGCTCTTCAGGGTGGCCGCGTGGAGGCGCTGGGCCTCTTCGAGCACCAACACAACCTTCTTCCGCCCGGTCGTGGCAGCGCCGAGAATGGGGCGCAGCTGGCGCCCCTGTTTCTCTCCGCCCAGGGGCTTTTCGTCCGACAGGTCAAGGATCATCGCGACCTCGATATCCCCGATGCTGACCCGCGACTTGTCCGCCTTCTCCACCGTGACGATGGTGGCGCCGATTCCCGCCAAGGTTTTTTCTACCGTCTCGGATTTTCCGATTCCAGGGGGCCCCACGATCGAGATCATAGCCCGGGATTCCACCCCCATGACGAGAATGCGGCGTATCCTTGCCTGGTCCCCGGTCTCAATCCACGCGGTACTCAGCGGATCCGTCTTGTATCCGAGGTTGCAAAACAACTCCAAACGCGTCATACTCATGTCGTTTCCTCCATTTGTTCAGCTGGGTTGATGGCCTCGAGGGTGCCACCTCGAGGCCATGTTGCGTCACATCGCAGCTGCCTGCGTCACTCCAACTTCCGCCGCCAGTCCAACCACGAACCGCCGAGATAGACCGCTTTCCACGATTAAAGCAGTAACGACCTCGTAATCATCTCCCTCAGGGAAGAACCCCACCAAGGCGTGGAAATCCTTCATCGCTGCGGCGATAGAGGGATAGGTGTCCAGGTCGAGAGGGTTTTCGATTTGCCGAACCTCTTTCACCCGCGTCGGCATCTTTGTCACTTTCTTGGGCCGGCTCCCGGCCAGGAAGGCCGCGTGCTGCTCGGTATAGAGCAGGTTTTCCACACCCTGCATTTCGGCGGCGGCCTTGCGGGTTTGCTCGTAGCCGGTTTCCCGGTTACTATGAAATTCACCTATCCGGTTCGGTCTGAAGTCGACCACCTCGTACTTTTTGCCGTCCGCCTTGTCAATCACTGCCATCTTGTCGTCGAAGACGCCTTGCAGCACCCAGACCTTGGCATCGTGTAACCTCTTAACCTCGTAGATCACGGTATCAATGGAAAAACACCCTGCCTGGTCCACGGTGCGCGACCAGCGCCGAGCTACGGTTTTCAGGGCACCTTCCGGAATTTTCACGACCCCTCCATTGAGACTGATCCGGTCCCAGGCCTGCTGTTTGGTGAGCTTGCGCTCGTACCGGTGGCGATTCGAGTTGTAGCGTTCCACCCAGCGATTAAAGCGGGACATGAGCTCGGACATGGTGATCGTGAAAGTCTTCCAGTCGCTATTCATGAAGTAGGCTTTTTCGAAGCTCCTCCAGATCTTGGACCAGATCACCTCGATCTTGCCGTGAGCCTCCTTATCGCCAGGAATGGAAGGGTCGATTTCGATACCGAGCCTGTCGATCAGTTCGTTCACCGCGGGGTTCTTCTTCATGGGCCCCTCATCACCCTTGAGCTTCTCCGGTAGGCCGATCTCTTCCCAGGCTGAGCATAGGAAGTCGATATTATCCGCCGCGCACTCCCCTGTGGCCGCGATCATCCGAGCGCGCATAATGCCCGAATGGTCATCCACCACCCCGTAGTACCAGGGCCGCAGTGCATCCACCGGGATAGGCTTGTTCTTGTAATCCCGGTGCCCCTTATGCAGCCTCAGAAGGAAATCTCCATCAGGCAGCCGCTTGTAAACGTAGAAACAGTCGGAAGTGGAGGCATCCATGTGGTGCATTTCGTTGGGGCGATCTGACTGAAACCGTTCCACCCGGCGGCGTTTCGGGTTAATCCCCAGATCACGCATCACGCGGTCGAAGGTGCTCGGATGGACGTCCGCGAATTCAGGCCCTATTTTGCCGTTCAAAATGGCATTCTCCAGAGCGTCCCGTGTCGGGATAGTGCCCCGGTGCTCCGGAGCGCGGTACTTGAGCATGGCGACGATCCGCGTGGCATCCTCCAGGCCGGCGATCTTGCGCTCGCCCTCGCGCTTCTTCCTCTTGGGGTTCTTCGGCAGAACCTTCTGGACCGTCTGCTTGCAGACTCCGAGTATCGTGGCCCATTTCTGGACTACGATGCCCTTCTGGCCATGGGGCTGCTTTTCCCAATCCGCAACTATCAGGCTGATAAACGAGGGATCGATATCGCGCGCAGCGGCCATGGCTAGTCTCCGTAGATGTCGTGCTCGGACTCGAAACGGTCACGGAGATCCTTGAGAGTCATCTCCATCTCGGTGATATGGGAATCGATCTGCGCTTCCAGCTTCCTGTCCCC